GATTTTAAAGAGATGCGGTTCGGGTTCTGCGTTCGTGTCGGGGAGGTACTGCTGATAGGCTTCGTAGGGTTCGTTCGGCAGGATGGTAACGGCTTTGTTCAGCAGGCGAATCTTTTGGGCGAGGTGTTCGGTCGTGGTGGTCACATGGTCTGCCAAGCGGATGTGTTCTCGGATTTGCTCATCCAATTTCGTGGACAAATAGTGCCGATACATGATGTGACCCGATTCCAGCACCCAGTAGTCGTCAAGGTCCAAAATAACCTTCGCACCAAACGCCGTGAGAGCCTCGTAAACCTTCCGAATTTGGTCCAGCGTACCTTGACACCACAAGCGATTAAATAACCACACATCAACGGTCTTTAAGTCCTCATCCTTGACATTGGCGATGTTGTCCACGCAGACATAGTCAAACTCCGTGAAGTTGTCGCCGAGGTAGGCGTTCGGCATCTCCAGTCGGTAGAAGGAACACCCCGTCGGGTGGGCGTTGTAAACGATGCAAATTCTCATGCCCAAAGGTACAAAAAAAAGGGCCACCCCTTGCGAGATGGCCCAGACCACTAAACCATGCGGGCGTATGAGAACCCGCAGGTCAAAGATAGTTTACGAACCGCTGATTTGTGCGGTCAGCGCAGAGAATGTTGCTGGCAAGATGTTCAGCATGGCGTCGGGTTCCATGCCCGTCAGCGTCATCTCGTAGCCTGAACGGTCACCGAATGCAGTACCCGTTCCAGCAGTCCCAGCGGAGGCTTCCAAGCCATTCGCAGCACCCAACACCCAGTAACGGTTATTGTTGTCTTGGACGATGACCAGCAAGCGGTTCCGAGCCAAGAGGCGCAGTTCATTCCGCACGGCAACCTGCAACTTGTTGATAGTGAAGGTTACTTCGGGGGTGTAGAACAAGGTTCCATTCTCCGTGCTTGCGTTCAAGGTTTCGGTCATGGACGATGTGGCCTTGGTCAAGTCGTATTCGTAGAATCCCGATGAAAAGCCCGTGAAGCCTGTGACCGTTCCGCTTCCGTTGGTGTTCACGGAACCCGTTGGGTTGAAGGCTTGGACAAAGACAGTTTTGATACCGCCGACGGCGTCACGGCATCCGAGGGCGTAGCCCGTAGTTAGGGAACAAGACATAGTGTATATTTTATTTTAAGGTGGAACAAAATAACGGGGGGAAGTTTCCCTCCCCCCTTACACTTAGGCCAAGCGGAAGTCAACCATCAAGTCGGGATAGGCGAACTGCACACCTGCTTTGAAGGCGGCTTGGAATCGGACTTCATCGTTGTCCTTGGAGTACCACAACTCAAAGTTTTCCTCGTCGGAGAGCAAGTCGGTTCCGTAGAACAGGTTGCCGAGGTAAGTTGCAACGATGCGGTTGGTAGAGGTCAAACCTGGGACGGCAACGATGCGGACATTTGTACCAGGGTAGATGATGTCACCATCGGCCAACCCTTGGAGGTCCACTTGGTTATACATGACACCTGTCTGCGACTTCAACGCTCCAATCAAGGTGCGGAAGTTGTTCCATCCGCAGAAAATGACGAGGTCGGTTTTGGTCAAGATGGCTTGCGGGATATCGTTGTAAACCTTGTCAAAGATGCTGATGACATTGGAAGTCGTGATACCAACGGAAGCCGATACTGGGTTCCAAGTTGTGGAGGAAGCATTAGCAAGAACGGTAGAACCCGATGCAGCGTTCAGCAATTGGTTGACACCGCTGAAGTAGGAGTTACCCTGCCAAATGGCGGTTTCCAAGGCTTCGGCGATACGCAGAGCCTTCTGCTCGGAGAAAGCCTGCTCAAATGGTACGCCATCGTATTGGCTACCAGCAGTCAACTGGGTCTGCATCCAATACTGCTCCAAGGAACGAGGGCAAAGAGCCTCTTGGATTTTCATCACGCCAACGGTGATGTTACGCTGACTGAAGGTCGTGTTGCCTGTTGCAGACCAACCGCAGACGGTTCCTGACCCGATGTTTGCATCGGTGTCCATGAGGTTGAGGGCAGCAGCCGACTTGATACCAACTTGCTTGGTAAAGAGGGCAGCAGAGCGAGCGGCGAAAACCGCTTTGGTGATTAGGGGCAGCCTTTGTTGGTCGGTGTAGGCTGATAGGTTTCCGAAAGAAAATGCCATGATTTTGTTTTTAGGGGGTTAAGGTTATTTGGAGTTTTTAAGAGTTTGGATTGATTGTGCGATGGCCGCAAAGTTTTGGGCGGCTGATGCCTTCCGTTGCTCCACGATTGCAGAGGCGGTTGGCTTCGGGGCTTCGGATGGGAGTTCTGCAACCTTCTCTACGATGTCGGTCATGGTTTCCATTTGACTTGCAAATGCGGCCATCTTGTCCTTCATCTTGCCCATCTCGGTGTAGGCTGCTTTGAGTTCTTCCATGATGCTCACCAAGTGCTTCTTGACGATTTCTTCAACCATCAACGGGTCCACCATTGGGTAGCCTTCGGCGATTTCACTCACCACTTCACCCGCAACTTCGGGGGTTATTTCAGCAGCAACGGCCACTTCCTCGGCAGGTGCTGGGGCTTCGGCCACGACAACTTCGGTGATTTTGCCACCTTCGGTTTTGATGACACCAACGCCCTCAACTTGATGCTCGCCATCAGGAGCGGGCAGGGTTTCGTCTTCGGTGATGACATAAACGGCGGTTCCTGCAACGAGGTCGCCGTCCACACGGACAACAGTACCGTCCACCAACTTGTAGTCAGCGAAGGATTGCTTTTGGGTTGTGAACTTGCGGAGTTCGGTCCGCAAAGTGTCAATGGCTGATTTTAGGTTCATAGATTAAAGGGATTTGTAGGTTGGGTTGATATGTTGCAAAAAGTTGGTCAAATCGTCTGCGAGGCCAGCGAGTGCGACCTCTAATTCCGTGCCTGTGTTCTTCATGCCAAAGAGGCCCTCCACGGAGAAACCTTTGAAGGCGTGGCGATTCTCCCAAACTTCATCGTTCTCTACTTTGAAGGACCCGAACCATGAGCCGTCGGGGGTGTCCTCGTAGCCTTTGGGTGCAAGGATGCCCCGCTCGGTGTCGGTGATGTAGGACTCAAACATGAAGACCCCATCCAGTTCGGCGTTGTGGTAAGCGTTCACATTGTGCTGATTGCCTTGCTTGAAATACTTCTGCACGATTTTTCGGATGGTGGCCTTGTCAAACACGACATAGTACTCCCCGTAGGTGTCGTCCTTGCGATAGATTGGGGTGTCTGCAAGCATGAGCGGTCCAGTCAGCACCCTGCGTTCACCCGTTTCGGCAAACCGCTGCGGGGTCTTGGCGAAGGCTTGGAAGGGTTTCTCAATCGCAGGCATATCAACGAGGGCGACAAACTGCACGCCTTCGTCAACCTCATCCACGGTCATTCGGTACACGGGAAGTTCCATGGTGGGATATGTAGGGGTTAGCCTAATGTTGCAAATTCGCTTAACCTGCGCACCCTGCTGGTCGTTTGCTGGATGTCCCGCTCAACCACATAGGCCCGCATGGGTTGGTTCTGCTGACCTTGACCCGATGACAGGTCGCCCGTTCCGAGGTTGGTTGTTTGGGGGCTTGTAAAGGTTGGAGGCGGGGTCATAGTTGCATTCCCAGCGGCAGGTGATGGCGCAGAACTTCCGCCACCTCCACCGCCTTGGAATTGAGTCGCTTTAATCTTGGCCACATTTGCAAGACCTGCGGCTATCGTGAGTGCTGCCTGCACGAATCTCTGGCCTGGGAATACCTCTTTGGTCATTGCTAAAGCCGAAGTCGCACCGAGGTAAGTGTTGACGACTGCTTGGGCGATGCTTGCGATTTTAGCCGCATTAAATGCTTTGCGTTGTGCTGCCTCGCTCTGCCCTGCCGTTGCCGTGATGATGTCGCCAATGATGGAGAACGATTGGTCGGCCATTTGCTGCTTGGCTTGTAGCAGGTCAGCCTCACGCTGGAGTTGGCCTGCCTTTGATGACTTATCCCTTGCATTTTCCAAAGCCGCATACTGCATTCTTGCAGCCGCTTCCTTTCGCATTCCCGCAATTATGGATGCTTCGTACTCTGCTGCAAATTGCTTTTGTAATTCAAGACGCTCGTAATATCCCTCAATCTCAATAGCCTTCGTTCGCTCTTGTTCTGCCTTGCGGTCAGCAAGGGCTTTGTCCCTTCTTGACTTTTCTGCTGCTGATAGAGTGCTTGCCGCTTGGTTAATTATCTTGGATTCTTCCTTGATTTTGATGTCAAGCAACTCAATCTCTTGGCGCAAAGCCGTTTGGTACTTATCGTTTTTGACCCCAAAGCGAGCGACATCTTCCTGCAATTTGCGGTCCAGTTCCGCCTTTTCTGATTCCAGTGC